TGCCCCGTTGGCTTCGGCTTCTTTTGGGGAAAAGGAAGGAATTCAAGGGACAGTGCGTAGTTTGCCGGGTGATGATGTTAGGGGCACGGTCCGCGGAACTTTGTTGCACGAAGGCCAGCATGCAATCCAGTCTATGGAAGGATTTACGGAGGGTGCAAACCCTAGTTCTTTTGTTGCTTACATTAAAGCGAAGCGCGGTTTATACGATGCTGATCCTACGGTCAACGAAAATGTCATTCGAGAAATGGAGAGGGTGTATCCAAATTTGTCTGACATTACAGACAGGATAGGGCAGGATCTTAAAGCTAGGTATGGCAAAGTTTTTCCTTCAGACAAACGCGTAGGGGAAGCTTTGTACAGGCACATGCCGGGGGAGGTGCAGGCAGAGTTGGCTCGTATTCGCAGTAACTTGACGCCGGACGAGCTTAAAGCAACGCCGCTTGAAGTGTCTATGCAGCAATTAAATATTAATCCTGCCAATATTTTAGAAATGAACAAGATGGGTTCCCGCCTTGACAGGCAGATTGGTGATCTGGAATATGATGTTTATGGTTACGCGCAAGGCGGTCCTGTGTACCGTGCAGGGGGAAGCCCTAAAGAAGGCGAGCGCAAGTTAGACCGTGAAACAATGGATATGTTGCGCAGGCAAGGTACATCTCCTGCGTCGTTACAACGAGTAGCTCCTCCTGCTGACATAAGTTCTTCTGCAGCAGGTTTGCCCGGATTGATGTTATTTGCCGATCCACGCATTGACCAGACTAATGCGTATGGCTACATGTTGGATGGTGGGGATGATACAAAAAACCGTGCCATGGCTCAGGCAATGTTTTTAAACAAGAGCAGATCAGAAGACTACCCCGATACGATCGCGCATGAAACAGAACATTTGTTAGCACGTCAGAATTTAGGATCTGCGGCTAACATTAACAGTAAATTTGATGAGTTGATAGGCAATAAGGGCACTTCTCGTTTTAACTTTGTTAGAGACGCTGTTAAAGCGGCCCCTTACTTAAAAGAAAAATACGACTTGCAGTCTAGCTATCTTGATCCAAAAATGCTTGAGTACCAATCCAAATTTGGTTTGGGCAAGAATCTTTTGTATGAGCAATTGGCTTCTTTAGCTGCTTTGGAGCAGCGCCACAAGATTGATTTGACCAAAGATCCGGAGTTGCGTAAGACGTTGTTCTCACGTCCCGATGTCCGCGAAACATATAACGCCCTTACTGGTTTGCGTCAAACGCGCCTAGACCCGCGGGACTTGTCTCCTTATACACGTGTCGCAGAACCCGGCATGTTGGATGCTATTAAAGGTGTGTTTAAGCGTGCCGAGGGTGGTCCTGTTTATCGTGCAGACGGTAGCCCTGAAGAGGGAGAGCGTTTAACACCGCAACAGATAGAACGGATCGCGGCCCAAGAAGCAGCAGAACGAGAAGCGGCAAGCACCCCTGCTTTTATTGCACAGAAGTCAGGTATTGGTCGCAAAGCAGGTCCTGTTTCTCAGGCGTTGCAGTCTGGTCAAGGGCAGATAGAGTTCCTTAAAGGCATGACCAACGTACCGCAGAATATTCTGGGTGCGCCAATGGATATTTCCAACATGATTGCCAATGTATATGGTGGTGGTGTTGAGAAGCCGTTTATGGGCAGTGAGTACATTAAAGAAAAATTGCGTGCACAAGGATTAGGGTTTACCCCATCTACTGATCCCACCTTAGCCGGCTTCTACGGTGCGGGTGACCTAGGTAGCAACCTTGTCAATCCGGCGGGCGTTACGCGCGCAGGTGTGCAAGCGGCAGGTGCTGTAGCGGAAAAAGCGGGCGAAGCAGCGCGTGATTTCCAACAGTACAACAGAAACCTACCAGCCCCCGGTGCTTCGTATGCAATTCGCAACCGAAGCACACCGTTTATTATGACACCGGAAAGAACAACCGTTTCTGGACAAATTGTTCCAGAAATGAATGAGGCGGATGCTTATGCAGACAGGGTGGCCCGCACAGTAGACACTGGAGCAAATCTTAGAACGGATAACCCTGCATTGGCAAACTGGTTTAGGACCAAAGTAGGTGCGTATTTGCGCCGTGATTTTGGAACAGAGCAAGATCAAATGGTTCAGGCCGCGGATAAAGGTTTAAAAATGCATTTTACGTCTCCTAGATTTTTAGAAAACAACCCTTATCTTTTAAATCCAAATACTATTGGAACTGGACGTGAACTTGAAGGATTTCCAAAAGCTGGTTTTGCAAAAACAGCAAAAGGGCAGGAAGCAGAAGCCATAATTGATTCTTCTATTTACCCACTTCAGTTGCAAGACGTATCAGAAAAATACGTTCCGCCAAACATGAAACAATTTATGGGTGCCAACCCTGAAATGCGTTTAAGCGAAATGGGTAGTTATGTAGATGAAAACTTAAAACTTGAACTTTTAGCCGACGAGATGGACAATATGTTTAAGGAAACAGTTTTTAAGGCGTATGGCGAACAAGTGCCAATGCCTAAAGATTACATCTTGACTGAAGATACCTTAAAGGGATTGACTCCTGCGCAAGCGTCTAATCGCGTAGCTAGAAAACAAGAATGGGTTATTGAAAAACGTGGTGAATTGGCCGGCGTTGCTATTTCCAAGGACCCACAGATTGTGAGCCACAGCTATGACAACGGCAGCAAATGGATTAGCCCCGGTGATTTGGCAGATAACGCAAAGCACGAAGAAATGGTAAAAGACATTGGCTGTGCCGGTGGTTGGTGTACGGACAAGAGCACGTATGCTTTAGACTTTGGCTCTGGCGAAAACCGACTAAACATTCTGCTTGACAAAAAGTTTGAGCCCCGTGTTCAGCTTACAGTCAATAGTCCCCCAATAAGTGTTCGTGAATTTATTCTAGCTAATCCACACTTGCCAGAAATTGACGCGCTGACAAGGGATAGAACACTTACATCAAAACGGGCAGAGGAGTACATTAAAACCATGCCTGAGTACCAAGACTTTGTAAAACAAAATCAGAATACAAAAAGCATCACGGAAATTAAAGGCCAGTTTAACAACGCTGATTTAAAAAAATCTCCTTACCTTAAAGAAATTCAAGACTTTGTTAAACGTCAGGGCCCTAACTTGCAAAGTGTACACAATCAAAGGGACATTAGGATGGTAGATATGAGAGACATAAAATCTACCACGCACAAAATTAACGGAATTGTTCTTGATGATAATTTGTTAAACAGGTTTTTAAAAGTCAACGGTAATTCTTATTTTGCAGATCAGGACGAATACCCTGCTTTAGTTAAAAAAGCCAGCGAAATGCCTAATAATGCAGCGCGCACAATTCAAATGAATTTGTTCCAGCCCCCCACAGAGAAGGCCCTTGGCGGTATGATCGAGCGCCAACCCGACAATAACCGCAGATACATGTAAGGAATAACATGCCTATAGAAAAGAACAACGACCTGCCTGCTGGCAACATAGATGTTGAAGTTGAGAGCATGATGGTAGAGGACATGCCTGACATAGAGATTGTGCTTGATCCAGAAACCGGAAGCGTTGATGTAACGCTAGGTGCGGAAGAAGACGAAGTGCCCTTTGGGGCAAATCTGGCCGAGGTCCTTGATTCGAGTGTCTTGCAGCAGATCAGTTCTGAGTTGATGCCTTTGTTTGAGGCGGATCAGGGCTCACGTAAAGATTGGGAAGAGCAGTATGGCAAAGGCTTGAAGCTGCTTGGCTTTACCTTTGATGAGCGCACACGTCCTTTTAAGGGTGCTGCAGCTACGACACATCCTTTGTTGACAGAAGCGATTGTGCAGTTTCAAGCGCAGGCGCTTAAGGAATTGATGCCCGCGGACGGGCCCGTGCGCACGCGCGTACTGGGGAAAGAGACACGAGAGAAGTTGATGCAAGCGGACCGCGTGCGTGACTTCATGAACTACCAGATCACATCGGTGATGGAAGAGTACACACCGGACTTTGATCAGTTGTTGTTTTATGTAGGTTATGGTGGCTCGGCGTTTAAGAAGGTGTACTACGACGAAGATCGTGACCGGATGGTGAGCAAGTTGATCTTGCCTGACAACTTGTATATCCCGTACAACGGATCGAGTGTGATGAGTGAGTGCCCGCGGATCACGCATGTGGTGCCGATGTCGGTGAATGACTATCGCAAAGCGGTGCTGCGTGGTCAGTACTTGGACACTGCAGAAGAGCGTAGCACGTCAGATGTTGGCAACAACATCATCCAGAAAGAAACAGACCGCATCACAAAGATCACGCCCAATACGGACGATGAGGAAATGGAGTTGCTGGAGTTCCAGATTGACTATGATCTGCAGGGCTTTGAGCACACGGATGAGGACGATGAGCCAACGGGTTTGCGCTTGCCGTACATCATCACGATAGACAGGACGTCGGGATCAACGGTAGGTGTGCGTCGCAACTGGAATGAGAGTGATTTGTTGTTCCGCCGTAAGCAATACTACGTGCACTATATGTTGGTGCAGGGCTTGGGTGCGTATGGTTTGGGCTTCTTGCATTTGGTGGGTGGCTTGAGTCAAGCGGCAACTTCTGCACTGCGTCAGTTGTTAGATGCAGGAACGCTTGTGAATCTGCCGGCAGGCTTTAAGGCCAAGGGCGCGCGCATTATGAATGATGATGTGCCGTTGCAGCCGGGTGAGTTTAGAGACATTGATGCGGGCGGTGTGGAACTTAGTCAGACGCTGATGCCACTGCCGTACAAGGAGCCGAGCCAGACATTGTTTGCGTTGCTTGGTTTTTGTGCAGATGCAGGCCGCAGGTTGGCCAGTGTCACGGACATGCAGGTAGGAGACAGCAATCAGAATGCAGCGGTAGGTACAACGATTGCGTTGTTGGAAAAGGGCGGACAGGTGATGTCTGCAATCCACAAGCGGTTGCATTATTCGCAGCGGATTGAGTTTAATTTGCTTGCCAAGGGCTTCGGCGAGTATCTGCCTGATGAGTATCCGTATGACGTGCCGGGTGAGACAAGGTCAGTCAAGCGCACAGACTTTGATGACCGCATTGATGTCTTGCCGGTGTCTGACCCCAACATCTTCTCTGTAGCCCAGCGCATTACGATGGCACAGACGCAACTACAGTTGGCGCAGAGCAATCCGCAGATGCATAACATGTATGAGGCATATCGCCGCATGTACCAAGCGATTGGGGTGCGTGATATTGATGCGATTTTAAATACGCAGAACGTGGACAAGCCTAAGGATCCTGCAAGCGAAAACTCGCAAGCGCTGGATGGCTCACCCTTGAAAGCTTTTGCTGGTCAGCAGCATGATGCACACATCATGAACCATATTATGTTTGGTATGTCACCTTTGATAGGCGGTATGCCACAGGTAGCGGTGACAATGCAGAAACACATCTTTGATCACATCCGTTTAAAGGCCGAAGAGGCGACGGAAGCAGAGTTGTTTACGCAGTACGGCACTGATCCTGAGAGTATGGTGTCTGCGTTGCAACGTGAAGCCATGGTTGCGATCAAAACTGCAGAATATTACCAAGAGGCTAAGAAAATGCAGACCGATTTGCAGGGTCCACCACCAGAAGATCCACTGGTCAAGGTCAAAGAACAGGAGATTCAGGCCAGAGCGGCCAATGATCAGGCTGAAGACGGTAACGCAAAGGCCAGAATCCAGTTGGATGCCCAAAAAATGCAAAGTGATGTGGCTTTGCAGCAGGCAAAACTTGCAATTGATGCTCAAAAACAACAGCGAGGTTAAAAAAACAGCCATGCAGACCAAAACAACCAAGGCTTTGATGCCAAAACCAGAGCCAAAACTTAAAAAAGTACCTGTTAGTAGTGACAAACCTAAGAAAACGTATGTTTATCGCAAAGATGCGTTCAAAAAGGTGTTGATTACGTAACAAACATGTGCATAATGCACTCAAGCCCACGGACAGGGGTCTCTACTGTCTGCTTCATTGGATAATCCATGCTTGAATTTACTGAAAGAACGCTGATTGCTATTAAAAACCTTCGTCACCAGACGGAAGCGTTGATTGTCAATGGCAGTGTAAAAGATATGGAGCAGTATCGGTTTTTAATGGGACGCCTTGAGGGGTTTAAGTTTGTTGAGATGGAAGTGCAGAATCTTCTCAACAAGGATCAAAACCAATAAGGAGTTTATCAATGGAAATGACTGCGCTGGAAAAGAAATGGGCGGAAGAAGCTTCTGCTCATGTACCTTCATTGGACGATGCTTACGACAAAGAGGGCAGCCTCATTGTTGAGAAGATCGAACAGAAGGTGATGGACCGAATTCCTACTCCTACGGGGTGGCGAATCGTCATCTTGCCCTACAGAGGGGCAGAAAAAACCAAAGGTGGCATTGTATTGTCAGACCAGACCCGTCAGCGCGAGCAAGCGGCTACGGTTTGTGGCTACGTGCTGTCTGTTGGCCCACTTGCTTACGCCGATGAGAATAAGTTCCCAACCGGTCCGTGGTGCAAGAAGGGTGATTGGATTGTTTTTGGTCGATACGCGGGCGCACGCTTGCCGATTGACGAAGGAGAGATCCGAATCATTAATGATGACGAAGTTCTGGCTCTTATC